CAAAAACTTAGAGAAGAATTACTTGAAGTTGACGTTGACTTCGAAAGGGTTACCTTCATTGTCAAAATAAACCACAGTCCGTTTTACATGAGCCGCTGGCATGCTGTAGTCGGTGGTATGATCACCTTCGTAGAAGTTGCCGTGAAAACCATCCAGACGTTCTTCCAGCTCTTCACCTTCGAAACCCAGTTCCTCCAGCAGAGGAGTGAGCTGTTCTTCATGATAATCCATGTCGTCAACAGCCTCCAGACTGAGCAGATCCAACTTCAGTTCTGCAATGCCTTCTTCAGTGTTTTCGTAAATGAAATCCTTTTCACTATCACCGTCCGCGTCGCCGTGCATGTACTCAACAGTCAGTTGAAAACAATTAGTAGGATTGTTTTCAACGATTGGCTTTTCTACTTTCAAGTCAACTTGAGTGAACATTTTTATCCCTGCTGACTGAGTGCATTTTTGAAAGCATGGCGGAGATCGCTTGGGCAATTGCTCGTCTCGATCACGTCATAGATGTCTTCGCCGTTCGCAATTTTCAGCGTGGCGACGACGATGTCAGCCAGACGTTTAACATCGCGCATGTAGACGACGTTCGGCCCTAGGAGTTTGTCCCACGAAGCTTCGACTTGTGTGGGCCGCGAGCTATAGAAGCTGCCTTGTTCAGCTACGATGTGGAAGACTTTGTAGCGTTCTTGCACATCTGTCAGTAGTGCTTGGGTGCTTTCATACTGCGGAATGTCACGCGTTTGAAACACCTTGTAGAGCTCATCCGCAGTCAGTGGTTCTGGTGGAGCAGGCTCGTCTCCAATCGTGAAGAGATAACCTTTCTCACCCCGCTTATCAAAGCAGTCAATTTTGGTATGATTTGCTGCGTAGTACCACGGCAGATCGTACGACTCATGTTGATTGCCGCCACCGCCTTTTTCCAGGAACAGAGTGCTGAGCTGTTCGATCAGAGGGATAGCACCCGCTTCGAACTGCGAAACTTGCAGAGGAGCACGGTCGTAAGCGCGAACATCGCCAATGCCCATGAACATGACTTGCGGATCAGTGACTGGTTTTTCCTTGTAGATGGTTTCCATCAGAGGAGCCAGACCTTCGCGAGCGATTTCTTCAGCGACGAATCCCATCGACCCGGTTACGTCCAGCCCCAGAATGATTGGGGTGGAGTAAGGATTTACTGCACTGTCGCAGGACTCACGGAGAATTGCTTTAGCAGGATCCAGCTTTGCCGGCATCATGCGGCTCGTGAAGATTTCTGCTTGACTTTTCGTTTCGTAGCTGTTCGTGGAACGATAAGTGCTGTAATCGGTAATGTTAAAACGTTCGTAACCCATGATACTTTCCTTTCAGAGTCGGAGGAGCTTAAGCTCCTCCATTAGTTGATGAATTAGCTGCGGAACGGAGTAGTCTTGCGGCCAGAACCGTTGTCGTTACCTCCGCCGCCAAGCATCTTCATCATTTGCATTTGCATCATCATCTGCATCATGTTGGCGCCGCCCGCGCCTGCCGCTGCCGGGTCGGTACCTGCTGCGCCGGTTTGCATCATGAGCATGAGAGGCATCATCTTTTCCAGATCAACATCGTCGCCACCCATCATGATCATTGGGAGCAGCATACCTTGCATCGCACCCAGACCTGTAGCACCGCCAGGCAGCATCGTCGTCAGCGAACGAACAACCATTACCCCAGAATCCAGGCCGAACATTTGAACTTTCGGCGGGTTCCATGCTTGGATAGTGCCGTTCGCCCGCATGATCTTGAAGGTACCTTTCTCGCTCTTCGAGATGACCCAGCCCGGAGTATCGCCCGTGGTGTAGATCATGTCGCCGATATTCACAGCTTCCTTCGGGGTCGACTGTGCGAAAGCAGGAACTGCGACAGCCATGTCTTCGAAGAAGTTGATGGTGATCGAAGCATCATCGCCTTCACCATCAATGCTTGCGATACCTTCTTTCGTTTGGACACCGATCTTACCACTCATCAGGTCCCATACTACGCCGTCGACACGACGGAAAAAGCGATTCATCAGTGCATCGCCGCCAGGCATTTTGAATTTCGACATGTTCATTTTCTTTTCCTTTTTGCAGTTGCCCCGTGTTTCGAAACAGCAAGGGCAGATTGGAGTGTGCTTCATCATTTTGTTGCTACCTGCAATATGATCATACTCTGTTAAAGCTTTATCAAAAACTGCAGGTAGCCGAATTTACTTAAGCAGCCGTGTTGCTGCGCATTTCGTCCAGTGTGATCTCATTGTAGAGATCACCATAGTGGTAGACGATCTGGTGCATGTCTTCCAGCGACCAGTGCAGTTCACCTTGGTCGATACGTACCGTACTGTATTCGCCGGTAGTCATATCACGAACCAGAGTCAGAACACCTTCCTTCGATTTCTTGCCAGGGTCAGTGACCGGATCTTTTGCGATACCGATCCATTCGCCGTCGACCAGAATCGAAGAAGCTTTCTGCGCGAACTTGTACTTGTCACGATTCACTTTCTGCAGCAGAGCTCCGCCGGAACCGAAGATGACGCAGTCGGCCGAATAGTTGAGGCCATGAACGATGTTACCCAGGAGGGTGCGAATTGCGCCGTGATCAACGCCATCACCTTGAATCACGCCGACGTAGCGGATTTTCTTGTGGCCTGTCGAAGTGTAGTCGAAGCTGTAAGCTTCTTCCTGCAGCTTCAGAATGTAGGGCACGATTTCCATCATGTCGCCGCTGTCAGGGCGGAAGACCACCTTGATGCCCGAAGCCTTGATCAGCTCGACAAACTCTGGCGAGCAAAGCCGCTTAGCGCATCGTTTCACATCGCGACCGTCGATCACGAGGGAGAGAATTTTTGCGCCGAGTTTCTTTGCCGACTCGATCTGGTGCTTGAGGTAGCTGATCTCGCCTTCATCATCCAGGCCGAAGCTGCACTCGACGCTGTGTTCGGTGGCATAGACCGAGAAGGCGGCCATGTCGCAGTTGTAGAAGTGATTAGCTGCCAGCACGCCTTCGATGGTGTCAGAACCCATGAAGTTGATGAGGTGGGCGAAGCCGCCGATTTCTGCTTGTTCAGCACATGTAACACCACGTCCGCCGAAATCGTGCAGTGCGAAGCCGATCATCGACTTGTCCGCACCGGAGATTTCGTAGTAGTGGATGATTTCCTGCTTGATGTCGTAGTCATCCGTTGCGATGGTCGTGGGATACCAGATACCGCGCAGAATAATGGTCTCGAAGTAGGCCGACATCCAGTACAGGTCTTCGTCGAGGCAGGTGACGGTGTAGAGAGCGTTGCCGCCCGGCACTTTCGTACCTTCCTTCGCTGCACGGATGATGAGAGGAGCGAAGCCGTTATAGACATCCACGACTTTCTCCCAGTCTTTGCGGGAGACGAGCGAGTAGCCGAAGTGCTTCAGCGAGAATGCTTCTGCTTCGTCGATGTGGAACTTGGTGATCTTCTGGGTGAAGTAGCGTTTGAGCAGCATCTGCATGCCAGCGGGAACGATCGTTTGATCTTTACCGACACGAGCTTCACCGTAGCTGGTCATTGCCTTGATGCCTGGGCGGTACGAGAAGGCGTGCGCGCCTTTGTACGAGTCCGAGCGGAGGATGAGGGAGATGAGCAGCCGATCGAGGTAGGTGTACTTCTTGTCCGTGCTCGATGGAGTCAGGTACTTCGAAATGAAGTCGAATTTTTGTTTCAGATCGTCTGCAACTTGATTCATGATAAAGCTCCTTTATCTAAATGTTGTGGCTTTGCGTCTATCGCTTTGCCGAGGTCATCAATTTGTTGATGATGTTATTGTATGCTAATTAACTTACAGCAAAAACTGCAATGATTCTTGTTTGTAGCCGAAATTTGTCGGATCGACAAATTCCACTTTAATACCCAGCTCCTTGGCCAACTTCACTTCGTCTTCTACGCCGGAGGATTCTTCCCAACCAGGCGCTTTGATGACGACCACTTTGTCGCATCGCTTCAGGAGATTGCGAGAGTAGTCTTTCCAGAAGGCGTAGTCCGACCCGAGACCGGGAACGTTGTTCAGCGAGTAGTGGTTGAAGAGCGGTGAGACAACATGATGCCCTTGATTACGCAGCTGGTAAATGCCGGAGATTGTCATGATGGCCATCATGAGAGCAGATTTGTTGGTGTATTTGGAGTAAGGTGCGCTCAGATACACCAACTCGTGCTTGACTTCTTCCGCCTTTTCGAAGCGTTCCGCACGGTAGAGAATGCCAACTCCACCTTCCACCTCGACGAAGTCATCGCTGGAATCATACGCAGTTTTGTAAAGCTTGCCCGCTTCCAGCTTGAAAGGATCATCGTATTTGTCGATGGTTTCGCTGCCGTTGGCGTCAACACAACGAAGTTCGGTTCCCGTGGTAATAAGTTTCGTCATGATTATTTCTCCACACAGGCTAAGTTCAACACGTATGATCCCTTATTTTTAGCTTGCTTTTGCAGAAGGGATGCAGCTGCAAGACATTTTTCCTTGCTCGAAAATTCCTGCGTGACAGAGGTCGGTCCCGATTCAGCAGTACCACTGAGTGCAACTATGAAGATCAAAACCCACATGATTTAGTCCTTTCAAGAAAGCATTTAAGATGATTCATTATACGCATTCTAAGTTGAATCAAAAACTGCAGTTAAGACAGATGCTTCTCGCCAATCATCGAAAATTCTTTTGGAGCCCAGAGGCGCGTGAATCTTGACCGACGAACAACCACGATGATTCCTGGGCTATCTTGATGCCAAACTAAAACGTTTTGATAGTCGACAATCCAATCCCACAAATCTTTGAGCATGATTTAGTCCTTGATGAGACCAAGCATGACATCAAAAATACTGTGATGGTCCTCGAACCACAGTTGGGGATTTGCCCGAGCGTAGGAGATAGGCAGCCACATAGCATGGGCAGTCTCAACAATGCCCTCTACCCCACCGGTATCTTCGAGAGGAGCATACTGGCCCGCAACTTTCGGCAGCGGTTTGGTATCGTCCAGTCGATAGAGGAAGGCGAAGGTAATGGTGCGACCACGAAGCGAACGATTCGGATCGTCGAAGTATTCATAGTCGACGATCGAGCCGCGGAGAATATCGCGAGTAATTTCCACTGCGCGCTTTCCTTCTGCCAGGCGGATGCCTGTTTCTTCAATCACTTCTTCGATCGCTGCATCTTTCACCCGCTGCTTAGGTTTGACGAAGCCACCAGGCAACGCGAGAAGACCTTTACCAGGAAATGCTCCACGTTCAACGGCGAGGACATGGCCGGATTGGATGATGACGCTGTCGGCAGTCACGAAAGTTGGCGCATAAGGTGCAACAGCCCAGCGTTCCTTGTACGCCTTGATGAAGTTATACTCTTTGCTCAGAACGCTGAGCGTGGGAGTGGTGATGAAGTTCTCCAGAAAGCGGTGTGTGCATTCTGGGATATCCTTCCAGCTCATGAAAGAATCTGCATCCGTGAAGAGGCGATCACGCAGCGCGGTGGCGTTGAGGTCTTCGCCGATAGGGTGCGGGTCCTTGAAGTCCTTACCCCACTGAGGGAAGCAGCGGAGATACCACGTGCTGTCGTCACGTTCGGAACCGGTCACAAAGATTTCAGGATTTTGGAAGCCGAAGTCTTGAACCGCTGCAGCGACGTTTTCCTGGACCGATTGGATCCATTTTGCGTCGTTGTACGGTTGATCAGGGATAGGACGAATGGCGAAGTTGGTATCTGCAGTCAGATGCAGATTGCCCAGCGCCCAGTTCGAAATGATCAGGCGGCGTTCTTCGAAGGTGAAGGGATTTTTAATATCGCGTGCTTTGGCAGCACTGCCGATGAGAACGATAACTCCATCGTAGTTCTTGAAAGCATTCTCGAGAACGTGGACGTGTCCATTATGCAAGGGCTGAAACCGGCCAATGTAGACGCAAACTTTCTTTTTCATATAACCCCCATCCTATAGTTGATTTGTGTTTTTTGTTTAAGCATTTAAAATCGGTCGGGACTTTAGAGTTCTTAAACATCACTAACGTGTTAAACGATATTCCGTATTCTTTACAAAATTTTCCTAGGTTTTCAAATCCAACAATTTCATATTCATTATTAAATGAATCTACTAATATGAAAACTTTAGTACGAGGATGATTTAGTTTATCACTAAATCTCTCTTTTGCTTTTTCTGCGATGTCTGTTCTTTTTCTGCCTGATAAAGAATCAGAAATTTTCTTACGTGTTTCGTCTGACATATTTTTAGCAGCATCGCTAATTTTTGCTTTGGCTTCAGCACTATGTTTATAGCCTTTCCGCTTTAAACCAATTGCTTTTTGTCTTTCTGCGAAAGCTTCGGGATTTTTAGTAATCCACTCTTTAATGCTCTCGGACATTTTAATTCTATACTCAAGATCATCAAAGAATGATCTATCAATTTTTCTGTATATTTTATCTCCGTGCGGATGAAATGAAAGTTTATCGCCTCCTTCTCCACCAACGCAAAGGTTTAAACATCCTTCCATTTCAAGTAATTCTTTTGTTACTATTTCTTTTTCACGTTTAGATAGTTCTTCTCTAGAGCTACAAAATTCAAGAATTGATAGCTCGTGATTTTCTTTACCATGTTTCTTAATAGAGGCGCTAATTCTTTTGCCGCTACCAAGATATCCATCTGATAAATTATCAGTCGAATGCATGCCTACGTAGAACTTATTAGTGTTCTTACGTATAATTTTGTAAATGAAGTGGTGGGATTTTGTCATAAGTCTTCTGCATGAAGTGTAAAGACTTATTTAGTGACGGGAGGGGTTGGAATCGACCGATGTAGACGGCCACCCGTTTGCGGGAATTAGTGTTTGCCATTTCGAGCTCCTCGTTGTTGGCTAGTGGTTACCTTAGCGTCTATCGCTTTGGCATTAATATTTACTGCATTTCTTAATCAGTGCGAATTGTCGAACCTTTGAAGATGCCGGCGCAGACCGCCCCAGTAACTTGTTTGCCGGTAGGACCGGTGGCAGAGAATTTAGTTTTATAAACATCGTCTTGTCCGCAGCTAAACATCGAATAGCCGGTCATTTGAATGTTCGAATATCCTGCGCCCTCGAGAGCTTTCTTTGCGCCTGTCGCGTCAGTACAACCGCAAAGAGTTATGAGAGCCATCGCCGCTAGAATCTTCTTCATTTTAAATCTCCTTTATTTGTAGACATAGACTGAATCAGGAACCAAGGTGTAATCAAACGTACCAGGAATTTTGCAGCCAAATGCAACTGTCAAAGATATTGGTTGCCATGCAGACGTAAGCGCCACGATTTCTGGTTGATCAAATTTCTTACAGTAGGCCGCAGCCTTAGCACGATCTTCAGCGGTTTTAGGACTATCGCACCCAGCAAGTAGGGCGACGATAATCAAAATCATCAGTGTTTTCATGTTAGACTTTCAAAAGCAACTTGCTTCGCACTGTGTAATTCAAAACGTTCCGAACATACTGTTCTTGTAATTCAGGAAAATAGGCAGCAACATCCTTAAGAGACTTCCCCTCTACTTCATGCATCCTTCGCATTTGTAGGATGTCTTCATCAGGGTATTTTGCTTTTCCTTTTCTTGCTGGTTCCTTCTTTTCCACTTTTGGTTCAGGAGGTGCATTATACAAACATTTGGGGAGGCGAATTGTCCCTTGAAATTGTTTCATTGCAGTTTCTTGATGTCAAGCTTCAACTCATTGATTTTCTTGGTGGTGCCTGCAACATCAAATGTGGTGTTGTGGCGCTTTTTCTGCAACGCTTCCTGCATATCCTTCTCGAGGGTAGCGATGCGGTCCTGCAACACTTTGATCTTTTTGTCGTTCTTTGCCATGAATGCTCCTATGTTAGGTGTGTTGATAGAAACATTTTATCTAGTACAAGTGTCTGCAAAAACTACAGTTAGTCTTCGTTAGGAGGCTCAACACCTTTTATCTCAATGTGAAGATTTTGTGGCTTGAAGATTACTTCAGTCACATCAATGATTCTTTGCAGAGAACGTGTCTTTTTCTCAAGAGAGTTTGCTATCTTCCACAAACTTAATCCTTGTACATTCAAATATTCAACGTCAACAGCATAATGGTTAGGCTCTAATCCATTACCAAAATCTAAGAAGTTGTTCAAGCCTTTAAAAGTTTCAGACCCAGAAACATAGCGAGCGTGTTCGTGATCTCTAATAAATCTTTCAAGTTTATCATTGTCGAATTGGTATTCCCAACTCTCAGCTTTTTCTTTCTTTAACTTATCCGCATCTTCTTTAGAGATTGAAATTACCCTTCGTACGTCTCCGTGAAATTTGAATTGCGGATACAGGTTAAGAACGTGCTCGACTTCTTCAATCTTCACTAGCTCGTGATCAAAATACCACTTCGTTAGGAAATCAGTTAGGAAGTTAGCAGATTTATCTTCTTCTAGCAAGTCACTTAGTTTCATAGTTTAGACCTCACAGATGAGGCCCAGAGATGACGCGAGCACTTAGATGTTAGCTATGTCATCTAAGTGCTCGGATGCCTCTGAGCTTCTTACAGAGTTTTTGCGATCTGAATTGAAGAAGTTTGCTGAATGTATTGTTGCTGAACACTGTCGGCTGGAGAAAACTTCACAACGACAGAACTAGCAGGAATCTCCAATGACTCAATCTCAGGATTCGATAAAGTCCACGGTACGAAAGCTAATCCCAGTTGACCAGGTCGTACTTGTTGAAATTGGAGAATATGGGGCCGGCGAACGACGTATGCAGTGACTTGGTCGTTACCAAGGGAGGTGATGGTACTTTTTAGTTCACTGACGATTTCTTCGCCAGTGACCATTTTAAGAGAGACGATGTCGGACATTTTTCTAATCCCAGAAATGAATAGTGGAGCTATTTAAGCTCCACTTGGGATCAGAATTTTACTGATTAAATTGCTGACGGTTCGATGCGATGGATTTTCTTGGTGACAATCGTTGGGGATTTTCGGAATGCCGAATGCATCATTTGGTATTCCCTGATCTTTTCACTTAGATTGTCCACGCCCAGGAAGTTTGCGATCCGTTTCAGATCGCGCCACGTGATGCCATCCAGATAATCCTCGGCGCAGATGTGGTAAACATCACGCTCTTCGTCCGTGATGTCGCGGGCATAAATTGCTTCATCTTCGATCACCACAAAGCGATCGTCAGAGTGGGCCTTATTGCGACCACGCCACCCACGAATTTCTTCCAGCTTGTTTACACGATCTTCCAGCTTGGCTTTGCCCTTGACGGTGCACCAGTCTTTATGGATTTGCAATTTCAATCCATTTTCCTGGAAGACGCGTTCCCAGCTTTCCTTCGTGTCTGTGTAAGAACCATCGAAAGGACTACGCATCCCAACGCGGTGGGAGCTAATCACCACTTGCAAATTGGGAACAGCCCAATTCAGAAAATTGAGCATGCCAACCGCGCATGGATCAAATTCCCAGCCATAGCGTGGCGCAATATTCTTTGGAAGGAACAGACCCCGACCAGGAACCATTGGCCCGTCAACATCAAAAAATAAAATAGGCATTATGCTCCTTTCAGCAACCGATGTCACCCTTATTGTAAATGAAGACCGATTTCAGAAACTCGGTGGCTTTGTCAAAAAGGTCCCCTTCGAAAGGAACCAATCGTCCGAAGTCATCAACGATGAAATGCCTAAGCGAGGAATCGCGATAGGTAACAACCGTCGGACCGTGGATGATTGTCACTTGCGAAGTTCCTCAACAATTTCAGCCACCGCATCTACGTCCTCATCCTCCAGGTCTGCGCCGTACGTGATCATGTCGATCGCAATTTCGCGAGGAGTCATGTTCTGAAAATCAAAACCGTTATCGGCTGCATTCTGCAGGGCTTGTTTAACTTTAGCTTTCAGTTCGTCCATTATCTCTCCTTTTGCAAATCCTCAGCAGTTCTTTCGAGGAAATGCTTTGGGCTCCAGCCTCGATGGCCAAATCCCGTTGTTCTTCAGAAATGTCGTAATGCGGATATTTCGCCGAGCGGTGGAAGAAGTGCGGCTTAATACCGATGGTGCTTGCAAACGAATGCATTTCCTCATAAGTATCGGCCACGAGATGAGCGTAGGCTTTCCTACCTTTGCTTCCCTTTTTCCAAGCCGCTGGGTCGACGTAGATCATTTGCAAAGCGGAATGAATTGCCCTGCAGTCGACGGGTTATTCTGAACGGTTGCACACTTGCTCTGCGCGTTACCTGAATAAATCAGGGAGATGCAGATTGCGAGTGCTGTGAAAATCACGAGCAAAGTTTCAGGAATATTCTTCATTTTACCTCCGTGATGAAGGACTTCTCGATGAGGTGCGTCCAAAGATCGGGATATTTCACTTGAATTCCGTCGATGTCGCCTTCATACTCGGGCAGACCTTCATTAACCCAGACCTTTGCGCGGGGACCGGTGAGTTCGACAAAGTAACGGCCAAACTCGACTTCAACAGTGATATATCCACGTTTCATCTAAAGCTCCAATTCGTTTGTGTTTCGATAAGGCTATATTATCATAGTCTCAACAAAAGTACACAGGCTAAATTGTAACGAATCAACGAAGCTGTTACAGTTTCTAGAAGGAAACTAAACCACCGATACTCGCTTTCACGTCTTCTACTAATATTAGTTGTTCATTTCGAAGCGACTCCAACATTTCTGCATTTGCGGTTGGATATTTCTCTTCAAGTTGGAACAAGGTGCGAAGCTCCATCAACAATCTACCAAGATGGTTTAAACCATTGTCGCTGAAAGTTGGAGACACTCCCCAAAAGCGATCGCCCCAGGAGTTGCCCTCTATTAGAATAGCATCTTTCGTATCGATGAGTTGTTGTTTGAGGTAGGGATTTTGACTGAACTTTGCGTAGAGAATTTCAGCCAGCACTTCAACTTTTACTTCTTCCCAATCAGACCGAAGTACCAGTGATTTGCCTCTGCGTTTGCTCTCACTGGCAGTAAGAGTAGAGAATTCTAACCGCTTTATGCGGTCTAGGGTTTTGGCCGCTTGATATGCAGCTTCACTATGAGACCATTTAATACCATCCCATGTGAAGCTGCAAATATAGAAGTTTGAAAGGAAACGATAATCTCCCTGAAACTCAAGTATTTTTGTCATCTGATTTTCTACGACGCTTCTTCTTAGGAGGCATCATTATGATCTTGTTAAAAAGTAACCTTGTATCGTAAATGACGCCTCTATCCATCAAAACGTCTAGGTGGCGTTGATCCAACTGAAATGAAGTTTGATGAAGAAGAATGCCAAACCTACTTGCTGCAAAGTTGGCGGCCTGAATAGTATCTACCCTTCCCCATTGATCTGAGAAGTTATAGTAAAGTAGAAGCACGTCTATTTCTAGATCTGAGATGTTATTATCAAAGGTGTTATTCTTACTTAGGTCCACCTTGGGTGCCTCCATTACGGCTTTTGTCGTCAGCTTCTATTTTACTACGCATTGCGTGTAAAAATTACTTCAACCAATGTTGAAGTATCCTCGCGATAATAAACCGAGTACCCATCCGCAATAGCATCGGCCTCGGGCGTTCCAATTACAGTAGTTGGATTGTACGCTACTGTAACGACTTCAGCCCCAGCTTCTACTAAGGCCTCAAGTTCTTGTTTTTGTTCTAATGTAAAATTATTCATAATCTTTCCACTAAAGACTGCTGTCTTTCAGTTCAATATTTATTCAACCAATTCAATAGTCAAGCGTTTGCATGAATGGTTAAATTCACTCATGTCAACAACAATAACTTCGTATCCTTTCTCTTCTAAAGTGTTTTTCAATTCATCACTGATTTTTGAAACAATCAAAACACTTCCTAGAGAAATGGCATTGCATACCATATTTAGCGCATCCTGTTGACTCACCTCTATGGATTTCCCCTCATACCAACTCTCAATTATCATTCTTGAATGCGAGTGAAATGCATCAGGATACCAAAGCAAATCTCCAGTGGCTAGAGGGTTGAAGCACAAACTTAAATTGAAAAATCTAGGATCATTTAATAGAATTGGGCGAACGATGATGTCGTCATTGTCGAATAAATCATCTAGATGGGATTTGAACTTATGAGAGCTTCTATATCCAAAACCAAACCATAAATGTTTTCTATCTGCTGATATTGCAATGTCTGAGCCCTCGAACGTGTCAGGGCGTTCGCCGCCATAGGTGGGATTATAGAGGATATCAAATCGATGTTCATGAAACCACCTAGCAATAAATTGCTCATCAACTTGACGTTCTACGTATTTAAACCTACTAACTATGAAATCATTTTTATAAATCGTTCCATAATCTTGGCAATAAACACTATCGTGCCGTTTTGATGGAGTATCTGGCATGACAATGACATCAACTCCTAAATCTAATAACATATTTCGAAGATCACTCCACTGCTGATACTCTTTAAAGCTTGTATCAGGATGAGACGGAGTTGTCATTATCATTTGCTTTGGCATATTGAGATAAATTTAGTTAGTTAGAACTACACTTGTATCTATCCCAAATAAATATCCTGACCTAACAACCATGGATATGCC